TTTCACTTTCTTCTGCGAGTTTGTTTGCATTATTATCGTACTCAGTTCGTATTTCATTCGTCGTTTGAACTGGCGTAGCTCAAAATCCTGTCACATCAGTCGGCAAGACACTTTTTTCTCAGTATGTTACTGTAGCTGGTGCATTTACAGCTGACTTTACACCAGACTCGTCTGTTTTGTAGTCTGGATTCGCAGGAGGTTGAGTACCATTCTGGATTTGGACAGGAGTTTCAGTTATAGGCATATTATAATATTAGAGTAATTACTTGACCTGCAACCTCTGATGATGTTGTTGATGTTGCGGCTGTACCATTTGAGCCTGGACTTGCTCCTGTTCCACCTGAGCCATTTGTACCAGCAGCACCAGCGGTAACGTCTGTCACAATAGAACCAGAGGAAAGTGTTTTGTAAACCAATACAACTATTCCTCCGTTACCTCCAAGGCCTTTTGAGCCTCCACCGCCACCTCATACACCAAATTGTGTACTACCACCACCTCCATTACCTCCATTACCTCCATTACCTCCTGCTCCTCATTTAGCTTGTAAAAGAGTATTAGAGGCTGTTATTATTGTTTTTGCAAATACGACTATAGCTCATCCATTTCATCCTGAGCCACCACCACCTCCACCGCCACCTCCTCGACCATCACCTCCTGCACCATTATTATTACCAGCTCATCCGCCTCCACCTCCAGCGGAAGCGTTCCCTGCATTATTTTGAAACTGTGTAAATGTACCAGAAAGGAAACAAGCAAAATTTCTTGCTGCATTATAGTCAGCTATTTTTGATTTAGATGCTGTGACTGACGCAAGTGAACCATATGCTCACCCTGTACCACCAGGAGCAATTGCATCTCATCCTCCGCCTCCTGCAAGACTTCCAGTTACTCAGTTAGAGCCAAGAGCATTGGTAGCTGCTATTCCATTTGTGCCAGCAGCACCATTGCTACCAGCTATAGTACTTCCAGCTCAACCTGCGCCGCCAGCTACTCAGGCTAAACCAGCAGGGAGTGTACCTCCTGGAGCTGCTGTACCTGCTGCGCCAGCAGTACCAGCAGTACCATTTACTCCATTACTTCCATTTCCTCCTGTACCTCAGTTCCCTCCGTTCCCTCAGTTATTCCGAATATACCCAGTTCCTTGTTGGGTAAGAATACCAGCAACAAAGATCATAAATCATGCAGATTCTAGTATAGCTCCTGTCTGGAGTGTCAGGTCATCATAGAACATATCTCTCGTGAGAGTTGTTGTTCCTGCGGCGATTACAACATCTCAATCTTGACCATTTCCGAAGAACCCTGCACTTCCTAAACCTCATCTCACTATAAGTCATGTACCTGTTGTATCATCATCCGTGACAAACGGATTAGCAGCAGATGGTGTCCCGGCTGTACCTACCATAGCATCATTCTCATCCTGTGTTGGAAGTCGCGTATCATAGACTCCAACAGCGACCGGAGTTGTTTTGATAAGAGTATGTACCCCTGATTGTGATCCAGTCGTATTGATCGCTACACCAGCATAAGAGACAGAGAGCTGAAAGGCATCTGCTGTGAGTCCTGTCGCGATGACATAGTAGTTTGTTGACGGTAGAAGACCTGTTGGGAGATCCCCTGTTGTTGTAAATTGTACTGTATCGTTTGCGGTGAGACCGTGAGCAGTAAATGAAACAACAGCAGGTGTAGCAATCGTGATTGTCGCATTACCGATTGTGAGATTTGGGCTTGCCGAAAGACGAGTGAGCCCTTTTTGGATAAGTCCTGCATCACTGGCACCAGACACAACGACTGAGTTGAGCGTATCGAGATTGACGGCTTCTTGTCATAGGACTGGATTTGGTACTGTTAATGGTTCTTCAAATACCCACGGAGCTGTAATTGTTTCTACTTCATCGACAGCAGCGAAAGTATCGTAGAACTGAGGATTATTAGAGAGGATAAACTCTACATTTGCTCCGTGATCTCGTGCTGTTCCTGTTCCTGAATCTTGGGCTTTGAGTCATCTGGTACATCCAGTCAGTCGAAGAGTATTTGCATCGACGACGACCATATCTGTGAAAGAGATGATTTCTTGATTGGTACTACTTCTTGGTTCGATAGTTGCGTACATGAGAGTCCCCTGCATGACAGCCTGATTTCAGTATATGTCATTGAGGCCTCGAATTGTTATCTCTGTATCAGAACTTGATACTGGTGCTTTTGTGTATGCGAGGACTGTTTGGCTTGCCTTTACCATATTATTTAATTACTTATAAGATTAGAATTATGTGAGCAACTTGGTATCATATTGTCACCGTGTGCCACTATCTTGAACTGAGCATCTTTTTTATCACACTCGAAGTATACTTGCATTTCAAAAAATTCACTACCATTTTTAGTAAATGGGAATATTTTTCTCACTTTGACATAATCGACATCATCATCTGAGGTGAAAAGAGATCCAAAAGGCTTTCCACCAAACGAGACACCACCGAATCCAGAGGGGAGTTGAGGTGATTCTACAAATGGTGTTCCATCAGCACTTCCGAAAGTTCCTGTGTAGGTAGAAATAGATCCTCTGTACCCTGTCTGACAGAAGAATTTTACATCATCAGTTGCAGGAGTGACCTTTGCTTCGACAAAATATCCATCCAGGACTTTGTATTCAGTACGAGTCCCCATATTGAGATATGAGTAGACAGCTCTCTGCACAAATGGAAGTCCATTATCGTTTGTTCCATCAAACATATTCCAGCTCTCATTATCTGTAGAAGAGTGAATAACGAGGTTTTCATCGACAATAGAGAGACAGTTTCCAGAGACGATTCTTGGAGGCTGCCAGAATTGTCTATCCATATCGTAGCTGAGAAGTTTCCCCTCACGAGGTATGAGTAGCCAGACATATTTCTGCCAGTATATCATTTTTGAATCGGTGAGGTCGTAGGACTGTAAATCAAAATCAATAGGATCGCTGAGTGGATAGGTTGTTTGATTGAGTGTAAAAACTGACTGGAGATAGTCGACAGCAGGTTCGGTTGAGAGGTAGACTATACCATTCTTTGTATTGCAGACAGAAAATTGATTGTTTGCTCCGACACCTGTCCCTTTTTTTGGTGTTCCTACTCGTACTTCTTCTCCTGGAGTTCCATTCGATGTCACGGAAGCAAGAGAGAGGGGATACCAAATATCAGTTCAGCACGATACTTGAACTGTATTATCTTGATTTGTCCAAATTGCTGTGATATTTTTATCGAGCCTTGCACTTCCACCTTCTCCGTTTATTCGTACCGGTACTGTGTAGGTGTAGTCATTGAAATCGTCTTGATTTGATATCCATACCCAGTTTCGAGTCGATTGAGCTATGTATACCTGATTTTTAGAGACTGATAGAATATCTGGAGTAGAGCCTGTTGCATAATCTCCTCCGCTTGGTGTTGATTCGACAACAGACGAGAACATCGGAGTATTTGCAGCGATAGAACTGGGGAGATTTGGAGTGATGCCTGTGAGAGTGTCGGTATTGTATCCATCTGAATAGGTGTATTCGATACCTCAGAGTATGAACTTCATATTTGAGCCATCGTAGAGAGTGTGAGTACCACTTCCTGCTGTAGTTGTATTGATTGCAGCACCACCGAGAGTGAGAGATATTTGAAAAGTATCTGCGGTGAGGCCTGCGGAAATAACATAGTAATTCGTATTGACGGCCAGGGGACTTGGTAGACCTCAGCTTGTTGTGAACTGTACCATATTCCCAGCTACAAGACCATGAGCTGTTCGTGATACGACAGCAGGTGTAGCATTTGAGATAGTCGCTGTACCAATAAATTCTGGTGTTGTGAATCTCTCCTGTGCAAAAGTCTTTGCAAGAGGTCAATAAGCGTTGACAGTACCTATTACTCCTTGTCCTACAGTCGTTGAAGATGAGACAGAAGGGAAAGTACCTGTGACGATGATCTCATTGTTTGCTTCGTCGACAGAGGCTACTGTATATGTACCAGCAATGGCTGTGATAGTAATAGAAATTGTATCTCCTGCTCTAAATCATTCTGTCCAGAAGTTTTTTCCGACATCGACACCACGAATAGCATTGATAGTCACTTGATTCTGTGCATTGGTTGGGTATCACCATGTGTACGAGCCTCATGTAGGTATGAGAATCTCTTTGCTCGTCGGAGTTCCACCATTGGTCTTTTTGAGTGAAGTTGCGGATACTCTTGACTCTACTTCTGCGATAGCACCTTGCCAAGCAAAAAGAGAGGTAGTACCATTGCAAAAGACATATCTGTCCATGTTTTGATTCCTATCCCACCAGCTTCCACCGCAAAAGAGGACATCATTTCCGTATCCTGTTGCGACATCGAGCCATTCACCATCATAGAGAACCTGGAGAGTGTCAAAAATTGTTCTCATTGGTCGCTCCTGATTTGTGTTTGTCATCCAGGTATCAGCCCATTTCACACCACCAGAAGAGCCAGCTTCTCCGAGGAGAGTGTATCCTTTACTACTGACGACACTTCCATCCTCGCTGATAAATACATTCTGACTTCCAGGAACGAGCCACACTCCATCACTCACACTTGGAAGAACATCGGGAGATATTTTGCTTGTATAGCCCTTAGGAGTGAACGAAAGTCTGTATTTTTGAGACATATTTAATAGGTAGAGCTAAGCAATATCTTCTGTGATGGGAAGTCCATTCGGAACTTCTCATAGTCTTGTGCGAGTTGTTTTGAATAGACATTAAATTCTGTGATTCCTGAATCTGGCCTGTTGTCGATTCCAGAGATGACAGAGAACTGATGGAGGAAAAGTATCAATTCTCGCTGATTGAGTACGACAAAATCTGTCTCAGAGGTGATGAGGTTTCACATTCTATGCTCTCCCCATTTATCAATTACTACGCTGTTTGAGTAGTATTCGAGATCGTATGAGTATTCGTCTGTGAGGTATATACCATCTATTTTGAATGAATCAGTAGGAGTAGCGGTTATGTCGGTCGCTATTCTGTATGCAAAGTATGTAATATCATCATTCCCGACAGTACCAGTAGTTGTTTTTGTAGAAAGGTCGAAAGGAATTGTATTCCAGCCAGTTGTGAATCGTTTTCCGAGGTAATCAGCAGTAGAGGTGACTTCGTGATAATTGGAAGCATCTACTCAGTATCGGATAGTGACGGAAGGGATATAGACTGGGAAGAAAGCATCCATTGTGATGTAGAGCCTGTCAGTAGCAGAAGCAACATCAGCAAAGTCATCTTTGAACACTCAAAAGGTAGCAGTAGTAATAGGGACATCAAATTTGAGAGAAGCAGTACCGACAATTTTATGATTTTCATCGTAGGCAATATTTGTCGCAGCTCCGATTGCTTGCCATGTTCCATTGGTACTATCCTCGCAGTTATCGAGCGTATAGACTGTGTCGTATTCTGTATCTTTGATATTGAGGTATTCGTTTCCCTCGATATGTTCAATGCTTATCTTCCCCTGTCCGTAGTACGATCTCATGAACTCGCTGGTGTATGTTCCAGTCCTTATTATAGGATATGTCGTGTTATACGCTCTTTTGTAGGCATTGAGGAATCATTCCGTGGCAAAATCAGCCGGGAGTAGTCTGAGATATGGTTCTTGCTGAAAAGGAGCAAGGAGGGGTACTCGACGAATAGCAGAGGGGAGATCGACAACAGACATCATCGTATCGAGTGTCTCTTTTATGAGAGAATACTTGTTTGGTATATTGGTGAGTTTTCGACCACCAGATTTTCCTTCGAGAGAAGATGTCAGGCTTGTTATTGAGATTTTCATATTATTTCTTTACGAGATATTTGCTCTTTTTACCAAGCCTATAGGGTGTTTTTTTTGCTGTCTTAGATAATTTAGATTTTTTAACGAATGGCATAAGTTGGGTCGTTATAATATACATTTCATTTAAGTTCTTGGAGGTAGAACTCTTCTCGCATAACTGTTCGTATTGTCTCATCTAGTGCGTTGCTTTTGTATTCATGATAAAAGTATATCAGAATATAGAGGATAATCAATATCGCGAGTGATAGAACTATATTAAAAATGAGTTTGAACAGCTCCATTAGTGAATTAAAAAGTTAGGAGATTGTAGCGTTTGAATTTTCTTTATTCCGTATTCGATAGTAGCTACGATAGTAACCTCTATATAACACTCTGTATCTAGTATTGGTGTCTCCTTTCCATGGTACCATTCTCCTCGTGCCTTGTCTCATTCTTTCTTGAATCCCTTGCTTTCAGATTGTGATATAAAGTGTACAGGAGGACAACGGAGAGTGTCTACCCATAATACTTCTGCATCACGATGCCAGTCTGCTGTTGTTTTCATTTTGATAGTTTCAAAGTGTTCAAATGCTGTCTGAGTAGGCTCTATAGATATATAATTAAATACCCAGTTCGAAGGCATAAGATAGAGATAACAGAAGTGAAGAAAAGTGAAGCAAATGATAGCAACAGTCCCCTGTACGAGCCAGTTAAATAGGAGCATAGCAGATTTCTTTGAGTAGTGGAGTGCTATTTTCATAGTTTCGATTGTACGATACCTCTGAAATATTCACCAGCATTAAGTCCCATAAGAGTGAGTGCTGCACCAGCTCCAACAGAGTTTAATAGGAGAGGCATATCTTTATCAGTAGCTCAATAGATCACGAGTCATATCAGCCAGACAGTAAACATTACTAGGGAAATTCCCTTATCAAAAGACACTTCTTTCTTTCACATTCAAAATCATACAGTAAATCCTACAATAAGACATATCGTTCAAACAATCATATAGAGCTTGTATTGTTCGAGTACCATATTTATTCTTTAGTAGTAGCTTTTACTTCCGTCACTCATGATGGCATAGAGACAGTTGTAGAAGAGTTGGCTAGGATAGACGCCTGGAGTCTCTTGTCAGCGTTTCTATCGTTGCTTCCTACAACTACAGAGCCTCAGAACCATATACCAACCATTGCTGCGAATCATTGCACCCAAGGATTATCTGGAAAAGGAAAGTTAAGTCCTACAGAAGCTCCGATAAGGAAGAGTTGCCAGAATCGAGGAGAAGAGAGGAAAGCGAATTTATTCATAAATAAAAAGTAAAAATTAAGCGACTCATAAAAGAGATAAAGAACGACGAGTTCATCCGAGGGTCACTACAGTAAAAGTTCCACTGGTTGTGAATGTATGGACAGTATTTGCTCAGTTTGTAGTTATTGTACCACCTGTACAAGTACCAAAGTCAGCAGTGACATAGGATATTATTACTACTCAAGAGCCTCCTGCTCATCCAATAGAGGTACCACCATTTCCTCATCCTCATCCTCATCCTCATCCAGTATTAGCAGTTCCAGCTACGCCATTTACATTTCATCCATTTCATCCAGCACCGCCTCCACCAGCACCGCCAGCACCGCCTCCTGCTCATCCTGAATAATAAGCTCATCCACCTCAGCCTCCTGCACGAGTTACAGAAGAACCAGAAATTGATGATGCTGTACCTGCTCATCCTGCTCATCCTGCTTCTCAAGTCTCACCTGGAACTCATCCTGCAGAAGTCGCTCATCCTCATCCAGCACCAGAACTACCTCCTCCATTACTTGTTGCACCATTAGTTCATTGTCATCCAATTCCAGTACCTCACGCAACTCCTCATCCTCCACCACCACCAGAACCTCCATTTGCACCTGTTTTATTTGTAGTTTGTCATCCTCCTCATCCTCCACCTGTCGAAACAAGCAGAGCACCAATAGAAGAATCGCCACCATTTCATCATCTGTCATTTGCTGCACCAGCAGTTCATCCAGCTCCAACAGTAATTGTGTGAGCACCTGATGTTATTGCAAGAGTATCATTTTGTTGGTATCATCCAGCACCTCCACCTCATGCTCCTGAACCTCCACCTCCACCTCATCATGCTATTACTAATGCTTTGACATTGACCATAAGTATTTATTAAAGACCAGTAAATCCAACAGCACTCACTTTCGTACTCGCACCAGTTGTGATATTTTTAGCGTAGATAGCTGTCCCTGTAGTAGGTTGTCTGAGTGGAACTGGGAGATTGATAACAGCACCACCATATACAGCAGCAGCAGGAATAGTGAGTAGGACTGTACCATCATTTCCATCTTGGATGACGACATCTGTTCCTACAGTCGCATGAGCATTACTGACGATGATTGTTGTGATATAATTTCGGAGAGATCCAGCAGGAGCAGCGACAAGAGAAGTCGAAGTCGTACCAGTCATCGAAGAAGTGATTGCACCAGAGACAAAGTTTTCTGGAAGAGCATATGGAGCAATGACCTGACGACCTGTTTTGTCGAAGATAGCATCAGTACGGTCATCATTTGCGACGGCTGCGATTTCAGATGTTCGAGCACGACCACCTGTTTTGATAGGAGCACCAGAATCAGCAGAATCATGTGCTATATTTCCGACAGGAACTGTTGGTGTTGATGCGGCAGCAGCAGCAGCTCCGAGAGCTGGGGTTTTTGTATCAATACTATAAGCAGAAGTCTGTATTGCATCAAGGATTACTATTTGTTCATCTTGTTTTGCTTCTGTAGCACCACCAGTAATAGAAAACGAACCTGATACAGGAAGTGGGTTAGTATCACTCACAGCCTTTATTACACCAGCATCACTAAACATTTGTACATTTCCAACGATGAAAGCTGGCTCATCGAGATTAACATATTGTGTACCGCTCATAATTCAAATTTTAGAAAATAAATTCGAGAGGTCTCCCCCGAAGAGGAGACCGACCAATTAACTTGCGTTATTTGAGATGAGGATACCACGACCAGAAACGATAGCGATATCGTATCCGATACGGACACCGTATGTCCAAACATCTGAGTGAGCATCGACGAGGTTGTTGCCGACTGATGGTGTGACGAGATTTTCAGGCTCCCATTCAGCGAGGTATGCATTCCATTGACCTGCTGCAACGAGACCCCAGTAATTCTTTTTAGCTGAGTCATAAGCACCTGTAGCTGTAGTAGCAAGGTATGGAAGGACTACGAGTTCGTATTTCGCCTTGTATACATTGATTACTTCGCTATTTGGAGCTGAGATTTGAGCATCAGACTGGAGAACTTGACGAGCAAGATTTCGGACAGCTGGATAATCAGCGATGAAGAGCTTGTTGAAGTTGAATACTCTCTTGTCTCCGTAGTTTGAGAGAACATTTGTTGAACCGACGAGTTCTGCAATAGCGAGATTCGCTTCTGAGAAGACTGGTGATCCAGTAATGATATTACTGTATGTTCCAGCTGCGAAAGCGAGTGTGTGTGAAGCAGAAGCAAGAGCGAGACCATCACCGACTGTAATTGTGACTGTCTGTCCATCCATATTTACATATGAAGTAGCAGCAGAGAAAGTAAGTCTGTGTGTGAGGTCGAGTTCCTGACGATGAACACCGAAGTTCGAGAGATTGATGAGCTTCTGTTTGACTGATTCGTACTGGTTGTACATTCTTTCCTCGAAAGTGATGTCGATTTCAACACCATATCTTTTGAGACGAGCGAGTACATTGTAGCCAGAGCCAGCCTGAGTCTTTGAGACATTTTCACCTTCACCTTTGAATTTAGCGAAAGTTCCTGTGTCGTACTCTTGGTAGAGTTTTTCTGTACCATTTCCAGTACCTACAGAATCAACTTTGAAGAGTTGTCGTGCCATAGGTGTAATTTTTTCTGGATTGTCGACAAAAGTTCTGCGTGTCAAATCCGTGAAGTCACGGACTGTCAGCGTACTGAGTTGTGTAGTTGTAGCGATAGACATATAAAAAAGTTAGAGAAATAAAGAATTAAGCTGCTGTGACTGAGAACTCTGGAGCTGGGTTGAATCGTACGAGAGCGATTGAAGGATTCGCAGCATCAGTATAAGTTGCTTTTACGATACCAACGATTTCGATAACATCGATTGCACCTGAATCATCTGAATTGTCGACGACATTTGCATCTGCAAGGTCGTAGAGCATACCGACCATTGTTTGAGTGATGGTAGTATTACAAGCCATCTCGAATACTTCACCTGGGTGAGGAACATCGATGATGATAGGACGAGCTGTAGCATAGTCTGTATCTGTAGAAGCAATTTTCTCAAGAGCAATACCCTTGATATTTGTAGTTGAAGCTGTAGCAGGGATAAGGAATCCGTTTGCATCAACTGAGACAACAGAGTTGAGATCAATCGCTGTAGATGCCTTTTTGAGGAATTTAGAGCTGACATTCATCTTTCCTGATTGGCGGAAAACTGACATAATAAAAAAATGAGGAAATAAATTAGATAGAACACAAAAAAAGATAGACTAATATGTAGTTCTATCCATTAGGCCTATTAAACGGGGCAAGCGTGGTATGGAGTATCCTGTAAAGTAGGAAATACTGTTCGTTCTGATTGGGAGAGAATCTATTTTGACTCTTTGACGGGAGTAAAGCGAATAGACTTGAGGGTTGAAGCACCTCGGACTATGAACAATCTTAGGAATATTTTTAGACTGTCAATACATTTTATAAAAAATCCCCCATTTTTCAGGGGGATAATTATTATTCTGCTGTTTCTTTTTGTTTCTCGGCTATCAAGTCGATCATGTCTTTCATACCCATTTCCTTTTCAGGTTCGTAGTGTCCATACGAGAGCTTATTGAGTTCTCGGAGTCTGTTCTGTCCAAATCTCTCACATGATTTGAGAGTCATATTAGAAAAGACATCGACATACTGGATACCTCCCTGGACTTCTTCGATAGAGAGATTGAGTTCCTTGATTTTGAGATAAATCTCCTGACATCGAGGCTCTGAGAGTTCATCGAGCTTCTTCTGGTCGAGGACACCACCAAAATCATCTGGGAGCGATAGGAGCAATTCAGCAAACATCTTCATTACTTTGTTCGCACTTCTCATACGACTGAGCATTTCTTCTTCTGCTGCTATTTCTGAGGCTGTTTTTTCGATTGTATCTGACATAAAAAGAGGGTTATTTATAATTGACGACTGAATCATCTACTTTGTAGTCCTTGCCATTGTACTCGACGACAAACTGTGTCTTTGTTCACCAGACAGCTGTTTTTGTCATCTGGCCTGTACCTTTTCTGTTGAGGTATCCTCCGTGTTCATTGTAGTTGGCAATCTCTACTTCTTCGACGATAGTAGTGAGATTGACTGGTATTGTTTCCTCATGCTTCACTTCGATAGGAATAGTACGCACGACATTACTAAATTCATCGTATCGAATATCCTTTGCAGCTTCTTGTACGCCAGTCTTGAGATTGACGAGGACAGGAGAACACCAGGTGATGACTTGGTCTGTGAGTTCATCACGACCTCTTTGCCATGTTTTTGAAATAGCTCCGTCGATCGTTCTTTTATCATTGAGACCGAGGACAATAAATTCTTCTCCATCTTCTGTGACATAAAAAGGTATTCGGAGAACCTTCTTCTTTTTCTGAGGGTTGTTTGGGTCAAGAGCTTCGCCCATGACTTGTCGACGGAAATCATTGAGTTCCTCGAGCTGCTTAAAAATGTTTGCTGCTGTTTCTTTACTCATTACAACACTATCATCTCATGCTTTTTGTGTCTCATGATCGAATATTGCTGATGGATTTATAGTCTTTGGAGGTTGTACTTCCTGGACAGGAGCAGCAGGTTTTTCTTCTGCAAAAATATCAGCAGGAGGATTTGCAGCTTGTTCAGCGGCTTCCTTTGCCTTAGCTTCTCTTTCGAGCTTTTCCCGTGTCTTGTGGTGCATTGGTTTTTCTTCTGACATAATAAAGAGGGTTAAGAATTATTTTTTACCAAATAAATGAGCGTGTGCAGCTTCGGCAGCAGGTGAAATCTTGTCATCTGTTGTCGTCTCTCCACCGAGTCCACCAAAATCAGCTGCAGCATCTCCTGCACTTGGGACAGTACCAGAACCGACAGCGAGAGTGCGAGCCATCTCTAGTCGAGCGGCTACTTCTTCTGCTGTACCTTCTGGCATATTGAGGAGAGCATATTTCTCTTCGATTTGAGCTGTGACTTTCTCGTCACCTTTGCTCAGTTCTTTGAGCTTAGCTTCACGAGCAGTCTTGAGCTGTTCTGCTGTTTTCTTTTCTATATCACCTTTGAAAGTATCGTAGTCCTGCGTTGTGGCTTCGAGCTGTTTTGTCAGCTCTTCTTTTTCTGCGTCGGCAGTCTTTCGATAGCCAGCGAAATTATCTGTCACATCTTTCAGTTTTGCTTCCTTTACAGCGAGTTCGGAAGTAAGCTCTGAAATCTTCTCTAGTGCCTGCTCTAATTCCATAAAAAATGGGTTAAAAAATTAAGACTTCTTTTGTTTCTCCTTCTTCGCTCTTGTTTCTTCCAATGCGAGTTCTTCGGTGAGACCGGCAATCTGTATAATTTCATCTTGAATAGATTGCAGGAGTTCTACACCATCTGGAAGTTTACCAGCATCAAAGGCGACTCATCGTTGTCTTTTCGTTTGTATATCGAGGATGCAATCCGTCACAAACTTGTTGGTATAATATTCAAAAAAGATTTGAAATCAACTATTTTTGTATAATCAAACGCAGAGGTGCTGTATTGCTTCTCTCTGCTCTGGAGTCAATCACTCCAGTTGGTCTTTATGTTGTTCGTAATTCATTTTATGCAGTTATGAGTCAGTCAGCGGCAGCATTTGCCATTACTCCTGATAGTGGATTTTGTGGGTTGCCTCACTCTGGCGGTAATGCAGGAGTCTGTTGTGCGTTGTATGCCTTTTCAGGGTCTTCTGAATCCATTTGAGCAATCTTTTGAAGCGTGTATTCCTTGTTGAGGACTTCGACACCAAAGAGATTGGCGATCCTCTGCTTGTTGTCGAGATATGTCATGCGTTCGAGTTTTGAATCCTCATCTTGTTTCGCTCTGACTTCTACTTTCCATGTCCAGTCAAAAAGACGAGAAAGCGATTCGACTTCCAGGAGAGATATACGGACAGGCTTTCCGAGTTTCTTTTCCATCTCATCCTCTTCTTTTGCCATATCGTATACATCTGGGAGTTTCTCCTCACGACTTCTGAATCGAACATCACGGAATCACTCTTTTCCAGTTTCCTTGAATTGAGTTGGTATAATTTCCTTTTTGTACCCCTTGCGAGTCTTTGGTACTTTGATGACAGATTTGACACCATCGACGATATTCTCCTGCTCTTCGAAATATGGGCTTTCTTCTGGTACTGTCCATTTTGAAAAGATAGAAGAGATACGAAGTTTCGACATTTGCTCCTCGAACTCTATCATACCTTCGACGAGAGCAAAGAGTTTCATGATGGTATTCTTCTTGCGTTCCAGCATTTCAGTTGCAGTCTTCACACCGATAGGCTCACCAGAGAAAGCATCATCGACACTCTTGTCATTGATGATACCTTTTACTATTTCTATAAATGCTGTGTCTGAATTGGTAATAGTTCGACTTTCTGCTGGGAGAAGAGGCTCAAGCATATTTGCACGAAGTCCTTGGATAAGACGAGATGAGTAGAGTAATCAGCTTGGAATAAGTCGGCCAGTATTGTTTCCCATTGTAGGCTTTGCAGACTGGAGCATTTTCTGAACAACTGAGTTGTAGACCTGGTCGTACATTCGAGTATCGATGAGGGTATTTGCTGGGATTCCTTTTGAATATGCAAATCAAGTCATAACCTCAGCATCTCCTTTTGCCATTGGTATTTTACCACTTGGAGAAATTTCATAGAGAGAGTATCCGACGGGGAGCATCATGACACCATTAGCGAATATCTGGTATGTTTTCTTCACATTGTCATAGACATGGAGAATACCGACATCATCGACAGGCTTCTGGATATTCCAGTAGTCCTCACTTCACCAAACTCCGTGCATGAAATTTGCATCTTGTTTGATAATAGAAGCTATTTTGTCACTACAAACCTTTCCGATGGTAGCTTTGACATAATCCCATCGATCCCATTTACCAAATATTTGTTTTGCGACACTTTCAGGAAGCTCCTGATAGACAGCGACGATAGTCTGCTTCTGGATATTCCTTTGAGTTATATCTCCGAGGAATACATTTTTACCAGGAATAAATTGTCTCTCGCAGATATTTGTCCATTTTGTTATTGAGTTGCCGTCTTCTTTGTAATCAGTAATAGGCATACCGACTTTCCAATTACCATTGTCGTGAATCTTTGTAGGGTACTTCATGTATACCTCTCGCATGAATACATTACCTTGAGCGACAAACTCTGTAATCATGTCAATTTTCTTTGCATCCCAGTCTTCGACTTCGAGAGAGCGATGAATCATGTCCTCAGTTGCTTCTCCGAGGTCTGTGACGATTTTATTGTCCTTATCGTAGGCGATAATATCAGCTTCGAAATTGAAGGCCATGAGATGAGAGATGAGCGATTTGTCTTTTGTCCTGGTCGCTCCTGTTGTCATCTGGAACTCGGAAGTAATTGAGTCACCATTGTTGTTTTTGTTCACTAAAACCTCCATGTCTGTAAATGCGAGGTCTGCTTCTCTGTTGAAGTCGTAGTTTTCTGAGTATGTGAGATTATTCCACTCCTTATATCGCTTCTCCCTGGTGTCTCTCATTTTTTGGAGTCTTTCAATAGTAGCTTTTTGATAAATTTTTTCACTCTCAGTAAGAGAATTCCAGTAATCCTTTATAGTTTTTACCTGTTTTTCAGATTCCATATTTTTGAGGTTTAGGACAGTTCGAAATAAGTATATTAAGATACTACAAGCTGTCAATTCGACGGTAATCATAATTGTTTTCGTCACTCCCAAGCGAGAGCAAGTGCGATGACTCTATCCCAATGATTTCCATCTGTGTCGGACATGATAATCTCGGATTCCTTGCGAGGATACCTTCATAATTCCTTCTTGATGTCCTCGGATGGGACACGGAGAGCAAATGTATTCATGGCAAGTGAAAGCTGTGAGAGAATAGCAGGCTTTGTTCTTCCGTCGGTTGTGAATCCTAGCTCAGCAGAATTTTGATCGCTGTAGGTTCTGTCCTGGATTTTCGAATATATATTCGGATATTTGAGGTGTTTCAGTTGCAATACGACAGCGTGGCCGTGGTTGTTAAGCTCTGGTACAACAATTCAATAATTATAGAGGATTCAGTATTTATTCAGAAGATTTCATAGTTCCTCTGGTGAGGTAAATTTATTGCAGTATTCAGCGACGACCTCTCCGACAGTACAGTCGATAATCACGATAGTCGCATTATTTCCTCCATTTCCTCATGCAGGATCAGCTCCGAGAGAATACTGGTGTGTCTTATCTCGTTTGGCGTAGAACTTCCAGGGTCACTCGATAGCAAGCGGTGGGAATGTCGGATGCATGTCGATAAGCTCCTGATTGAAGTATGGGTCTCCAGAAGCTCGGAAAGCATCAGCTATACAGTTATGTACGATTATTCATCATGCTATAAATTCATGGCTTTTTGTCTCCATATCATATGTCTCTTTTTCTCATTCATACTCAATACTTTTTATAATATCACTTTGCATTATCTTCTTAGTATTGGCAGAATACTTTATATTTTTTACTACATTTTGTCTTGCTATTTTTCTTTTTGAAAGAAATCAAATTTTTTCCTTGAAAATATTACACTCCTCTTTTCTCATTGATATTTGATATCAAACATATTCTTTTATATTCCCATTCTTATCTTTTGTTTTCTTTACTGATTTGAGGAAATATGATGTTATTCAAAATCTCATCAATAGCATTTGAATATCTTTTATAAAATATTCATACCTGCTGAATAATTTAATTCAGTATCATTCTCTATTTACAAATCAATCTGTTTCAAATATTCATTGTAAAAACTTTGCAACAACATGATTAGGAGATTTATGTATAAAATCAGGTACACACACTTTTCTTTTTATTGCGTGATTACCTCTTCTAGTAATTCATAATCTATCAAAATAATTTATTAAGTCTTTTCTGCTGAATCTAATTTCATATCACTTTGTACTTGTTCATCTTTCTGCACATTTTGCTCAAAATAATCGTTCAATTAAATTCTTATATATATCAAATAAATCTCAATCATCTACATGACCAGCAAGACTAACTTCTCACTTTGTTCAATCAAAAGCTCCATCTCACATAAATAATCATAAAAATAATGCTAAATCTGTAGTTATTTTAACAAATTCTTGCGTGAATGGCATTCGTGATATCTCTACTACTTGCATATCATTATCGTCTAGAAGAACATCTTTATTCAATAGTACTCTATCTCATACCTTTAGATTTCACAAATCAACAAATTCTGTTTCATTTATTTTTATTTTATGCTCAAGAGTACATGATAGTGTATATCAACATTGTGTTGTCATTTTATACACAGGCTTAATTCATGATTTCCAATGTTTTATAACAAAATCATTTATCTTCACATCTTTCATTTTTACAAAAGCATGACCATCCCAAACTGTTTCATCTCAGTCTACACATCTAGGATACTCCGAGAATAGCTTGTTCAGGTCGTAGTTGAACTGTGCAAACTTCGAGTACCACCAGTTGATTTGCTGGAGCGACAAATTATTATCTCTCATCGTCTGCTCGAACAATTCTCTATTCTTCATTTGAGAGACAGGTATCATTTCCTTCACGAGTTGTATTTCAGGATCATTGAACCAGTTGAAGAAGTGAGCTTTGTATTCAGTCGGCAGTAATTTCCTTCCGCTATGAGTTCTGTCCCAGGCCTCCATGAACATATCGTGGAAAGTACCGAAATCTCCTCGTGCTGTACTCTCGATGATAATTCGTCAGTCATAGGGGACAGCAGCAGTACCAAGGATGACATCATCAGCTCTTCACTTCTCTGCCTCTTCCATTGGTGCAAGCTCGGAGATGTGCATATATTGATATGTACCAGAAGTACCAGCAGTACCGGCACGGATAAATGAATTTACAGAGGGGTTCTTGCGGTCAAATCAGATGCGAAATTCCCCGGCCTGGTCGACCTGGAGCTGATAATCGATGAGGTCACGGACTTTGTAATTTCCCCACAATGTCGGTAATTTATTCTTCAATATCTGGTCGGCCTCTCGTTTCAAATGGGCGATGAACATTGCCTTGTAGTTTTTGTTCCAGACCATGTCATCAAAAGCAGATACGACGAAGTGGGTTGTGAATCAGAGTTGGCGACTTTTCAATACTATATCTCTTCCGTGTGCGTTTGCATCGAAGAGTGTTTGGTACATATTTCTCTTGTACGGGATAACAGCACCATCCTTACCATTTATGTAATATAAATTATCCATTCGCCACGACTTGTCGAGAAAGTTTTTATTGTTCATTTATTTTTAGAAATATATCCCTTATCACATTGACTGTGACCGCATTACCGAGGCATTTGTATTTTTGCGAGTCACTTACAAAGTCGCACCAGTTATCAGGAAATCATTGTAGTCTCGCACATTCAGTTGGTGTCAGTCTTCGTATTCTTCCCTCAAAATCGTAGCTATCCCAGTTTTGCTTGCTTCCATGAGGAGATGATCTACCACCACTCCGTACAGTTTTTGCAATAAAGGGTTGTCTCATACCTCATTGCATTGTGTTCAATGTCGGTCAAATTCCATTTATTCAATAGACTCTATCGTTGGAGTGCTTTGGAAAGTTGAGTTGTTCAATATCTTTTGAGTTTGCTTCTCCGATAGGAAATACTTTTGGTCTGGGCGTTCCTCTAAGATGTCCGACAATGAAGACCCTTTCTCTGTTCTGGGGGACTCAATGATTCTTGCTGTTAAGCACTTGCCATTGACAATCGTACCCCAGCTCTGCAATCGTGGCGATGATGGTAGAGAAAGTTTTTCCGTTGTCGTGAGATAGCAATCCTTTCACATTCTCGAAGACGAATAGTCTAGGTCGTTTCGCTCGCAGTATTCTCGCAAGCTCAAAAAAGAGCGTTCCTCTGGTATCCTCAAATCCTCTCCGTTTTCCAGCGATGCTAAAAGACTGGCAAGGAAAGCCTCAGACGAGACAATCGAAGTCGGGAAGAGTTGCGGTGTCGATTTTTGTGATGTCTCAGAAATTCCTGTGACTTGGAAATTGTTTTTCATAAATTTGGATTGCATATTTGTCGATTTCGGAGAATCAAACACAAGAGAGTCACTCTGTACAGATGTCAGAGCGTTGCTCAGATTGTCGTTCCTGATCTCCAGCTCTTTGTATCATCGATTCCGTGTTCGGAGTGCACATCATTTTTTCATAGGCTTGGGTTATTCATAGCTCGAATCATCAGATTCAGGAGAAGCATGAGAAGTATCGCATACGACTATTTGATTAATTTTAGAATCTCGGACAAAACAACATACCCCAGAAATCTATGTCACTTTTTGTACTCGTGGTGAGAGGTCACTTTCTCTATCTTCCCTGATTTTATCCAAGCAGGGACAGTATTACGATGACAGATGCCAGCTTTTTCTATTTCTTTGGCTGATTTGTAGAGTTGCATATACAGATTGTACTAAAAATATATATATTGCAATAGTGATTGTGCAGTTTAGTCGAGCGAAAGCATACTACCCGTTCGTCACCTTGTCCATGAACGAGTCGAGTGAGACTTTGCCAGAGTGCTCTATCTTATCTGTAATTCGACCGTTTAGCTTGTTGAAGCTGTCTATCATTCTTCATTTCACTCCGAGATCAGCAAATTGAGTAATCAGAAATAGGTGTTGTTTGTCTACAAATTCATTATTAAAACCTGCAGTATCGAGTAGCTCACTAATCCTAGTACATATCTTAACATTGCTTAACAGACGACTTGCGGCAGCACAAGCTGTCTTGTACCAGTTTTTTTTTGTCTGATCTGGCTTGTATACTTCGATATATGTCTGGACTCAGTTTCAGTAGAACTCCTTGCTCGTGTAGAGCTGACAGAATAGCTCTTGTTTTGGGTTGAGTTTACCTAGCGTACTCTCTTCCTCCTCATCTGATATGTTCTTTTTGATAGGCATATTATCTTTTAGAGATATAAATCATTTCCGTGCTATTGTGCATCTTCGGTATTACCCTGTAGTGCTGTCTGAGTCCATGTCAGTCATTAAAACAGATAAATATAGTTGAGTGATCTTTTTGAGTTTCCAAGTACATTCGTGTCTTTAGTATATCAACAATAAGCCAAGCAACTATTTTTCTTTTGATGTTATAGAGGATATTTTTGAGCATAGTTATTGTTTAGCTGAGTGTACATTGTATGTTTCGTCTTCACTCGGTCAAGTGACAAAGGCTAGAGAAAAAGCAGGGACATATCTTCCATTTATCAGAATCTCCTCCTCATTAGTATCAAAATTATGTCTTCTTTTCGTGAGAGTTCATCCATATCAGAACTCCTGGCTACATTTTGTGCATGTGTAGATCATCTCAGCATTCTCATCTGGATTTTTGGCTCGAACTGTAATAGAGGAACAGCAACACTTTGAAACAAGTTCAATAGGGTCTTGAGTGAGATGGTGTTGTATGAGGGATTCTTTAGTCATGTTTTATATAGCTAAGAAATAGGGGATTTTGTTCTCTTGTGTTTCGCAGAATGGAGAACTAATCAATCTCATACAGTAATATCTTGCACAAGTCAGTTCTTATCAATATATGTAGTAGGTGCCATTGGCTTTAAATTAAACCACTTCTTGAGACAATCTTTATCTAAATCTAGTTCTACACGCTCTAAATTCTCTGGTGAAAATACTGGTCTACGGAGAATGTATTTGTAGAACCAGAGTATAGGATGTTTATGAAAGAGAATCATACTATTAGTTTACTGAGTGAATCTGATCTGCGACGAGTCCCGGGTTGCCTTCTTTGTCGTGACCTTCGATGAGTCTCTCGACATTGACCTCTAGTCCGAGGAGTACCTCTTGGTCGAAATTGAGACCGACGAGACTAGATTTGTGAAAAAAGGCTCTCTGTCATTTGTTCTCTCCTGTGGTGATAAATACGAATCCGAATCCTTTGGGGTGTTTTTTGGTGATTTTAGCACGCATATTATTTTTTGTCGTAATCGAGATAAATATCTGATACTGAGACATTTCTTCCGAGAATCTTGGTGAGAGCTTGGGCGATTTGACTGAGTGTTTCAAGTCCAGGTCAGCTTCCAGTCTTGCGAGCGAAGTTGATGAGAGTGTAGAAAGAGTTGTAGTTCTTCTTATAGCGTTCGAGAGGTATCTTCCCTTTGTAGGTTCGAGAGTTCTTGAAAGTCATATTCTTTACAATCTCAGAATAACCTCCTCGACGAGAATCAAGAAATTCAAATAGATGTATCTTATCGTTTGTCATGGGAGTATTCTATTTATTTTGTAGATTAAATCAAGCACATAATTAAATTATTTTAGTAATTCATGTTATTCAGATGGCGATTGCATCACACTCATCTTCCGATGTGATGTGTTTTCAATATCTTCTTTGTGCCTCTTCCACCATTTGTTGTTTCTTTGCGTTTCATTTTCAAGTAAAAGTCTTTTTTATCTGTGATGGTGATAGGATTTCCATTTGTACTCCAAGTTTTCAACTTGTGTGAATCATTGCGGAAAGTGTGAGCATGAGTATTTGGCATATTTTAGGATTCACTCGTGCTAAACTCATAGGGTCTTCTGTAAAAATGATGTCTGGTTGCCATCTATCTATCAATTCTATCATGAGGTCTTCCATGTGACAAAATTTACCGTAGAAGTCATTTATTTGCAAAAGCTCTGTATGATTTGAGTGTATCATATTTTCTCACTCAAATATTGCGTATCATACTTTCTTACTGGATTGATCTATTGCAAGTATTTTCATTAGTTTGGGTATTCTACCTGTAAAATCTGTTTCGTGTGTTCGTAGTGATGCCACGCGACGCTTACAATTTCTATGTTGTCAGGGTCTAGCCTGTACTCTTCTCATCTACTCTTGGGGATTTTGTGGCTAAAGTTGGTAGGAGTGAGGTCTTCGAGAGGGATTGTTTTTCTTGTTTCTCTTCCGTTTTGGTCTATGTGTTTTGCGACTACACAATTTCTGCATCAATGGAATTGGCTTATGACACTTCTCGATAGTGCTATCTTCTTGAACAACTCTAGCTCTCCAGTTGCTCCTCTTTTCTTTTTCTCTGGTAGCTTCCCTATTACTCGGATTGAGTTCTTGGCTTTCTTGTATTTGTCTTTAGCTTTCTGTTCGGGAGTTTTCATGGGTTAACTTAGTAATAAATCTGTATAAGCTCTCACATAAATTCCTCGAACTCTTCTTTTTTATCCTCTGGTATGTTAAAATACTTTGATGCTTCTTCATAGTATACTCATTGCACCCTTCATTTGTAGTCAAAAACTGAACCATAATAGCATCATTGGCTACAGAATCTTCACTCTGGTAGTGAAGCACACTTTTCACAATCATTCTTCGGAGGGATAAACTTTTCACGCTCCTCTTTCATTCTTGATTCAATGATTTCTTTTAGTTTCATAGTTATAGTAGGTGAGGGGCTAGATAGAAAGTAAATCGCTATGCTCGTAGATGGGAATAATAAACTTATTGCCACCATTCTTTATTTTCGACCATTGTGACCGATAACACTTTGTGCAAAGTCCGTATTTACTAGAAGTAATACAACCACATCATTCGATAATACAGGTAAAAGAGTTCTTTCGAGGTCTCTTAGCTCATTTACAATGCAAAGAAGTATGCTCTCACTTTGGTAATACTATGAGATTGCCTAGCTCATTATTTTCTTTGTCCTCATCATCATGGTGAACTTCATACTTATGGTAATCTGACTCTTCAATATGGCTGAATTTACCACCATCAAATGCTACTTTTCTGTGCAAAGCAACATACCCATTCTTTCGAGATAATTTATGCTCAGGGGAAAATACATTGATATAGCCGTAAATCGTTTTTATTAACGATACTCACTTTTTATTTCTAGAGTTTTTTGTTTTCATAGATTATTTTAGGAGTTCAGGATTTTCATAGATATTTCCAATTACTTCGATATTACATACATCGCACCTCCATCTGCTTCAAAGAGTAAATGGGTAAAATCATGCTTGGCTTTCTATCCAATTCACATAGGCAGGATTTTCTCTAGTCCAAACATACTCGTCAGAGTCTCTCTCATAGCTAGTATTTCAAATTACTACATCTCATTCGAATACTTCTTTTCCATTCTTATCAATAATTCAGGTGAATTGCATTGCAGATAATTCTTCTGTATCAATTATCTTGAAGTAATGTATTTTATCACTGTCTAAACTTTCATTCTCAAGAAAGACTCAGTAATTCGTAATAACTACATTTTTATACATTTTTCCATTTAGGAATACTCTGAATTTTATAGGTCGCATAAATTACAAATTATTAAATTCCTGTTCCGTCATCCAACTCCCATCTCGTGTGAACTTGGCATAGCGTTTTGTTCCATTTCGGATCTGCGATACCCATTCTTGTCCTCTATGATAGAAATATTCTACATACGAGCCATCTTGTCAGTAGTGAGGAAGTGGAAGAAGTGTTTTTGGGAGAGTCATATTATTTTAGAAATTTAGTATTTTTTCACCAGAACTGTTCTACTGTGAGAGGTTTCCAAAATTTTAATACCATAGTCTCAAAAGAGACCTCACGGAATAACTCCAACTGCTCTTTCCAATCTGGTCGAGCAAAAAAATCATCCATCAATTTTAGTCTAAAACTAGATACTTTTTCAATTCTGTATAGAGCAATTCATAATAATAGTATCGCTAGGAGAAATAATAGGGTTAGGTATATCATATTACTGATTGAAAATTAGTTTCCTTTCCTCTGCCCTTCGTACCACCAGACCTGAGTGACCTGGTAGCTGACAGAATCCAGGAGTTTTGTGATAGTTTATTCCGTGTTGTTTGAGTTTTTTGTATCATCCTCAGCAATTGTAGTAAAGAGAGGTGAGAGCGACGAGTGTGTCTTCTCGTTCTACTGGGAAGTCCTGCATCACTTTTTTAGCACTCTGTCGGACTATAGCTTGCATCCTGGCGTGTGCTTCTCGTTGAGAGATGACTTCTCCAGAGATAGACCGAGTTCAGTATCAGATACTATGACGACCACTGGTATCCATATAGGCTTTCGGAGCGAATCATTCATAGCGAATTATCATCTCCGTTGATCGCTCGACTACTGAATCGTAGTCTGGAGAGAAAAGAGCCATGAAAAGAAGTATTGTGAGAGACATTTTATTTGAGTGAAGCTCTAAAATTATCGAGTTCTGTCCTTTCGGCCATTATACTCACATCTATGTTGGTAGACACCATTTGAGTGTAGACATTCCAGAAATAAATGGCTGATAATATCAATACAATGGTAATAAATGTTTTCATGTTTTTAGAGAAAAAAGTAATCAAGTATCTTGCGTATTCTTCCCTTTTTGCGGTCTTTCCAACTTTTTATCAACCTGTCTTTTGTACATTTACTGGCTTTTCTAACATTTTCTGATGGAGGGTAAATTCCCATATCGTATTGGACTACTCGTATATCTCTTTCAAGAGTTGATCTGTGTACCTTTTCATCACGATAAGTAGAAAAGTATTTCTCTATGATGAGATCGTAGCTGCCCCGTATCTCTGGAAAATCCTGCAGGAGCAAAAGTATACGCTGCGGTCGAGAAACTTTGTCTCGAACTTTGCAGATGACTTGTATGTCCATAAAAAAGGAATAGAAAATAAAAGGGCTGTGATACACTCGGTGTAGGTGGCAAGGATTTCCGAGAGGTAAACTTGCAAATACCCTGTCTTTTCTTAATCGAAAAGTTTCTAACTCGTATAGTCACCTTGCATGTATTTCGAGCTTCGCCAGCGTTGTAAGGCTTGTCACTCTAATACCACTGCGTCTACCTATTCCGCCACACCTACACAGAATGTACCACTGATTATCATAGAAGGTTGGCTAGGTCGGCATTGCCTGTTAAGCGAGGTTATCTGATGACAGGGATATTGTATCCTTTTTCCAATCAAATGCAAATTTATTTTGTAGTTTTTTAGAATATCTCTTTTGCAAGCTCAACAGCATCAATTTCTCCAGGTATGCACATATTCAATTTGAGTGTTTTCCCTAGATCAAAAATGTACTCCATAAGAATTGCAAACTCTTTTGTATCCAAATCCGCACTCGATGTCTCAACTGGATATGTCTTCCCCTTCTTGGTCGTCACATACTGTATCATTTTCAGCTTTCCTGTCTCAGTGAGAGAGTGCTTTACAATCGAGTTCATTTCCTCTTTTGTGTATCACGAATGCTTGCAAAGTATTTCGATGTTCTGCCAATAGGTATTATTCTGCTGCAAGCTCCTCTTTGGGTATTGAATTGTCACCATATTTCGAGAAGAGACAGATTTCAGATGGTCGATTATCTCCTGGAGTCGGCGATCATTTCATGGCTCGAAGAGGAATTGCATACTTGTTATTTACTTATTTTTATCCAATCTCAATCTACATAAATATCTTCTGTTATCTCTTTTCCTCAAACAAGAAATTTTATAATGTCTATTTTTACTTTTTCTTTAGTCATACTTACTTCATTAGTGCTAAAATTGTGATAGATATTCTTTGCTCTGTAGATACTTTGATACATCTTCGAGAGTTATTCAGTCTGGTAGTATGATTAGCCTCTTGTTTTCATTTTTAGAAAACAGCTCTCTGAGTATTTGTTTATTCATGGGGCAAATCATCTGTTTGAAAATTCTATATCAAATCGTTCTTGCCATGTAGGGAGTTCTTTTGTCATAGTAAAAAGGTTATTTGGTAGAATACTTTTCAATGCTATTTCTCATCCAGAGATACTTACCATAGAAGTAAAAATATATTCCGAAGAAAATATCAGTGCTTATATCCACTACTAAATAGAGAGGGAACATAATTATCCATATCAGTATCTTTTGTATTTTATTTAGTTTTTGTTCTGTGGGTGTAGTCATATAGGTAGGGGGTTACTGGTTATTCTCTAATTGTTTCTGCAATAGACTTTTCTCTGGTTCTTTGGACTCTAATTCTTCGAGAAACTTCTTTGCTTTCTCCAATGCTTCTGGTGTGTATTTTACGTCTTTCATAGGTATAGAAATTAGAGGGGTGGAATTAAATCAACGAGCTTTTCTATGATTTCATCGGATTGATTGAGGGGTCACTTGGCGAGGTCTACTACTGGAAATTCTGTCGCATCTTCAAAACTATGTGATAGCCACGCCTTGTACTCTTTGACATACTTCCAAATATTTCATTCTCCATCTATCGCATAGTCCTCTCCTAGACACCTCAGGCACTCTCACCATGATGGCGGAGTTCAGAAGATTGTGTATCACTTTAGTGCTTTTTCTGGCGTATCACCATACACTGAAGAGAGATGTCATTGATACCTAGTATCTTGTAAAAGAATAGCCTTTTCTCAATCAAATCTATCACGCCAATAATTTTTTCCAATCTCAAGTATTCGTTTTGTTTCAAATTCAGGATGCTTCACCTCACACCCCATCTTGAGTTCCAAGAGTTCAGGACATTTTGAGGTTATAAGATTGCGGAGGGTAGATTTCATGGGTTAATATATTACTAAATATTCTTTCGCTCATACATAATCGAGCCTGTCGAGTGGTAGTATTTCTTTGCCTTTGAAATTTGATTTTCTGTAAGCATAGAGAAATCGAGCAGGTTTTTTTACTATTTCTCATTCCGTATCTCTCAGTATACATTTTTTAGCATGAACTCTCTCTCTCGAACATAGTTCTCAATTTGTGTTTCTCCGAGATACATCAACAGTATATACTCAGTCCATGAAGTGTAATTTTTCTATCTTGAATGCTTTTATAGTATCGTGTCCCCACTTATCACCTTTCCACTTATAGTTTTTTCATTCATGTTGGATTGTTAATTTAGTCATAGGGGGTTGTTAGAATTATTTTTTATCATTAAACCAAATTATTAACCAAATTATAGCAGTAATAAATGTTGGTATACTAGAGTGTCCTAAGGCTAAAACTATATGTGATGTGCAAATAAACATCATACAAATAATCAAGTTAGTATCTTTTTTCATAATAGTAAGGTAAGGGGGATTAAATTAAAAGATTTTCATAATGCTTCACGATCACCAGGAACTCATCAATTCTCTTCCTCATCTCAGCGAGAACTTCCTCATCTCGCTCTACTCTGAAAATATGGAGCTGTTTGTTCTCTGGAAATTCCGGGCAGAACGAGACAAAATCACACCATTTTCTACCTGAGAGCATCATATGTCCATGAATCTGCCATTTGTACGCTGAATCAAAACTTCCTTTCTCGATTCGTTCCCAATGAGTAGCCGGGATAACACTCTTGATCTCGATACATCCATCCTCTCCGACGAGTCAATCGGGACTGTCACCAATATCTCACTCCGAAAAAAATCATCCGTTCTCGACATCAGACATTGTCTCTTGAGAGTAAAGGACTCGTGCAAGAGGTTCAAGCTCGTTTCCTCGCTCCATGAGAGCGTTTGAGTATGATTCCTCCTCTCGACGACCTGTCACTCGTTCTAGAGCGAGTTTTTGAGCGTATCGCTTTGCTGGATCTCAGAATGCCTTTCAGTTATTTGCCATAATACAAGCAAAATTGGAAGAGGTGACTTTTCATAGACGAAGGTTGAACCATTCATCAGTTCATTGGCGGACATCGTGGAAAGACATACTATTTTGATAAAAGATTAAAATTCTCCTCAGTGATATTATAATACTTTCTGATAGTGGCAATATCAGCACCCTCTTTTACTTTCTGAATAGCTGTATTCCACTTTGGGTGATCTGTAGTGAGTGTTTCTTTTGGTTTCGGAGCGACATCTCTGATTCGGATACAGTCTACAGTCTGACCTTTTACTTTCGTCTGAGAGACGAAGAACACGATTTGTTTTCATGCTGTCTCTTCCATAAATTTACATTTTGTCACTTTGACGATAGTCGCAGCGTTTGTTTCATTGCAGATAAATGGCTTTACATTTTCGACAAAGCGAACAACTCGCTTTTCTTCCTTTGTGCCAAGTTTTGGATTCTCGACTGCTTCCCAGGCAGCAGAGGAGATTGTGACAGTTATGTCGTCACCATTCGGAAGATCCTGGTGTCCAAGATAATTCTTGTTGGGATTCATGAGCCAATGTGTTTTCATACTAGAAGGGTAAAGTGTTATTACGGACTTGAAGGATAGCTTGTGATAGTTCTTCTTTGGTTGAGAAAATATTTGCATCTACCATATCTGCTATTGCCATGTATTGTCAGAGGAGTATGTCTTTGTTCATATTAAAATATTTTAGATAAGAAGTTGTCCTTGTCTTCTGGAAAGTAGAAGTGAACAAAAAAGGTAATGTTCTCAAGCTTGATTGATACCTGGCTAGTCTCGTTTGGCTTTCATTTATCAGATAGGACTTTGACTTCTACGAGAGAAATGAGGTTGAAAGTCTCTACAGTATATCGGAAAGCATCATCATCTTGTACGAGGATTGCGGTACAGTCCTTGTTGGTAGAAATAGGAGATTTGTACTCCTGGACAAGGCAGGCGATAAATTCTAAAGGTGAAGGATTCATAAGTGGATAAATAAGAAATAATGTACGAACAGTATAGGGTTTTCTCTCCTCCTGTCAAATCTTTTTTGTAGTTTCCTACTTTTCTCTTGGTTTTGTTTTCTGTAAAGTCTTTTCCTGAGTAATATTTGTGAACTTTGGTCGTCAATTCATCTTTTCAAAGTGTCATAAAAGAAAATGATGTTTCAAAACTGTGACGATTCGGCCATTCATGCCGAGGATATACTTTCCGTATTTTCAGATTATCAAGTATTTCTCTTCGGCTCTGTTTATCCAGCAATTATCGAGGTGGTCGAGAATATCCTTCTTGATGTCTTCGGAGCAGGAATAGAATCGCTGCTGTATCCTTTTGTTCGAATGTACGGTGTTTTTGATCTCCAGGCTCTTGGACATTCGTCGCAAATACCTTTCGTCTTTTTTGCTTCGTTTCTTCGCAATGATTTTCTTCTCGGTCGGTTTCTTCATTTTGAGATACTCCTGAGAAAATATGTCCATAAATTAGATGGGTAAAGAAGTATATTCCTCTTTCGATATAACGGCACATAATACACGAGTTCCGTCTATTTCCATAACTCGGTAGCATTTATCTTGTAGACTTAGCCTGTCACCTTTTCAGTATCTTCTGTCCCTTTCAAAACTATCAAAATGAAAGAGTTTGTGAGTAGGTGACAATTTGACACCAACTTCATAGAGCAGAGTGAGTTCAAGTGTAATATCTCTTAGACACTCTACACAGCGATAGTTAGCTCTTCAAATGCGGACAAAATGTTCGGTACAGTTGCAGATCATAGGTTTATATTGGATACTCTCTATTGGGGGCGGAAACTTTAATCTAGAAAAATCTCATCTTGCTATTTCCATTCAAAGAGAAGCTGCGGAAGAGATAGTTTTCCAGTCTCCAACCTTCTCGCAATCTTTTATGAAATTCTCTATCGTAGTGCCATTGATATAGTATGCTCAATTTTTACGCTCTACATCCCATGTCTTCCCTGCTAGTTCGATAGTTCATTTTGTCATAGTCATAGTGGTTAATTATAGTGTCGTGAGGGGCGTTATTCAGTCAATTGTATAGTTTTTGTTTGTCATTCAGTTTTACAGTTTTTGCATATCCATTTTCGCTTTACCCATTGGTCGTAAAGTCACGCCTTGTTCTTTATCATGTAGGGTTTCCACTCACAGGTTTTAAATTCTCAGCATGTTTTACAAGTTGGCGTTCTCATAGTCTTAAGGGTTAGTTTTGTTCCTCTTTGCTCTACTTGGCTTGATAACTGTGATGTAATACTTCTTTAGGTAGGCTAGTTTCTTGTCTCTACGGAGTTTTTTTATCTCTTCTTTTTTTTCGGAGATGAGGGAGTCGAGGGACATATTATTTCATTGGTAAAGGAGGTAATCAGTGTCTCTTCTGTTTTGTGCGTCTAAGATAATACTTATTCTGATATTCTTTAGTGTTTGAATATATTTCTTCTCATTTTATATGAGTTCTGCGTTTCATTTCTTGTCATATTTTCAAACATAAATCAGCCAATTCATATATCGTATACAAGTTCAATTTGATAGCTTGAGTTTCTTTATCCATACACGATTATAAAAATTTTCAGTTAATTCTCACGCTAAATTTCCCTCAGCACTCGCACTTCTCAAGTCAGTCAAAAGTATTCCAGTTGTCATTACTTCTGCTCTCATCTCTCTTTTGAAGGTTTCAACACTTTTTACAGGCGAAGTCTAGTTTGTTTTGTTTCATATTACTTTATTTTAGGACTAAAAGTCTGTCACTCACTCCACCAATTTATTCACCCAGGTATTCTCTTGTCAATTTGTCGTAGGAAGTCCCAGACATATTCTACCATAGTATCATCATCGACTTCAGAGAGCCATTCGTCAAAGGCATCTGGCATATTGTCATCTGTTCAGGTATAGTCTTGACCATGAATATATGATAGGTAGCTATTGAATATTCTGGCTTCTGATAATTCGGATAATGTTTGTGCGATATGAGCCATATTATTTAGTTAGAAGAGCTTGCGAGAGAAGTAATATACATTTGATAGAACTCCCGAATAGACGAGTTTTGTGCTGTATTACATTTTTAGAGAAAAGGTGATTGTAGTGAGACATAAAGGAAAAGATAAGAAGTAAGTAAGAGAAGTATATTCATTCTCTCTATTCTGTCAACTAATAATTGGATTACACCCTAGACAATCCTCTGTATGTTATTATGAGGGGGGCTAGACTTTGAATATAGTCCAAGCTAATTCAGAGGTAAAATTGCATATTACATCAGGAAATTCCTCTCAATACATCTCTTTGAGAGACTTAGCCCATCTATCCTTAAAATCTTCTTTGTTCTTGAACTTCATACTATCGAGGTTATATATTAAGTGTGGGTGCGAGGCGTTTCCTTATTATTTCGCAGTATCAGGAGTCTTGCTCAATCAATATATAGTTCCTATTCGTATTCACACAGGCAACTCAAGTGGTTCACGAGCCAGCACAGTTATCTAAAACTGTATCTCATTCGTTGGTGTAGGTTTTTATGAGATATTCAAAGAGGGCTACTGGTTTTTGTGAATTATGTAATCATACTTCATTGTTTGCAAATTTCAGAACACTTCGAGGGTAGTTTTTATATTCAGTCATAAATTCTTCTTTGTGGCTCTTCCGTAGGGAAAATCATACATTACTAGCTCTTTTCTCTGGTTTTCTCACATTGTTATATGGTTCATATACTAGCCCTTGAGGATTGTATACCATTCTATTTTCAGACTGTCACTTATGAATAGTAGTTCAAGGAGAAAAAATAGAGATAATTTCGTGTGCTTTCATCGGTTTATTTTTAGAATGAACAAATCCACTCGGTCTACTTTTCTCCCATATCCAGTCATACTTATACATCTTCAAATTGCTCATTCTGAGGTGGCTGGAAAATGGTTCACTCCCAAATAAAACTATCGCCCCGTTGTCTTTGATTATCCTCTTGTATTGCTCCCATAGTGGCTCAAAGGGAATGATAGTATCCCATTTACACGCAGTAGTTCAATAGGGAAGGTCGCAGAGAATCATATCTATAGACTTATCAGGTATAGATTTCATTTCTACGAGACAATCTCCCATGATTAAAGTGTTGAGCATACTATCGAGGTTATATATTAAGTGTGGGTGGGGGCTTACATTACAAACATAGGCATAGTGACACTCTTGAGTCTTCTTTCGATAATCTGGCAGTACTCCTCACTTATTTCTATGCCTATATAATTCCTCTTATTTATATAGGCCATTTTAAGTGTCGTACCACTTCATGCAAAAGGGTCAAGTACAGTATCTCATTCATTGCTCCAAGAGAGGATGTGATCTTCTGCGAGTTTTTCAGGAAATGGTGCAGGATGTCCATATATATTATTTTTTTCATTTGGAGATTTCCATACATTAAATCTGACACCTTCATCCTTTACTACTGTTTTTTTATCATTACTTTTCTGAAATGTTTGACCATCTGCACCCCTAGATGTACCATGTACCTGAGTTCCAGCATATTTATTTTCTCTGTCTTCTATAAGTTTAGTTGTATTAGGTTTCCCCTTTGAGAAGACAAACATATATTCAAATACATTCCTATATCTATTTGGATTGGGAAAAGAAAATGTATCTTTCTCCCATATCATCGTATCGTGAAGGTTAAAACCTATCTCTTTGAAAAACAAAGCTTGCTTGAAAGATGTTCCTGTCTCACTTCATTTTACAGTAGCATCTCACACTACCCACACTACAACGCCTCAATCTTTTGTGACTCTGAAAAGCTCTCTAGCAATCTCCTCAAAATCCCAAGAGAAACCATTGTAAGTACGGAGATTATCGTAAGGAGGTGAAGTAACTGTAAGGTCGATAGATTTATTCTCAAATGTTCGCATTACTTCGAGGCAGTCTCATTGTATTAGAGTGTTGAGCATATTATTCACATTCTTTTATAAATTTACCAAGCTGTGTAATAACTCTCGATATAGACTTTGATTTTGATGTGTATGTATATGTCTCGTCTGTGTAGATAGCAGTATACTTGCCACCATAGAATGAGAGTGATACAACTGATAAATCTTCTTTGTGAAGTAAATCAGATAGTTTCTGTTCAAGTGATAGTCGTTTAGTCATGTTAGTATTATATTCATTTGTTCTTACAATGCAAATTTATTATTCTATAAGATAATTCTGTTTACATTTAGTACTATGTTTCTAAATAAGGGGCTACAAGTGTTTCAAAAAATATCAGTCTATTCATGAATTTGCCAACATAGAGGCACACTCTTCTCAAAAACTGAGTAATATCGTTGCTCGCATGAGTTTCACTTTAGTAAAGTCAGATCGCATAAATTCTGGTCTTCATTTAATAAAAAATATTCAGGAACAATTCTTTATACACTCCTGAAACCATTTTGTATCTGTAGATGCTAAAACTAAAGCAATTCCATTATTGTGTCGCATGAGTTTATCTAAAAATGGTTTAGGATTAGAGTAAGGAGGATTTAGCCAAACTCTACCTGTCCAATTTACATTGAGTCAATCAATAGGAAGACAGTTAATTTCTTTTGCTGTGTTGTGTCATGGAAATCAACAAGGGTCAAAATCAAATACTCAAATTTTTTTAATAAGTTCTAATGGTGTCAGAGTTGTATCCATAGTGTCAGTAGTTAAGAATTAGCGGTAAAAGACTGGTTGTTGGGCTCAGGCTACAGTAAGCCCCTACATCACTAAAATGATATAGAGGATTTGTAGTACTTTTCCCTTGCTACTTTTGGTCTTCAGATACTTTTGGTATCCGTCGTTGGGACGAGTGAGATATACAAGAGAATAAGATTGTATATCTAGTGAAGTGAGCTTATCAGTTCTATACGCTTATATCTATGAGATGGCTTCTTCTTATTCAAGCAAGGTGTGGGGAAAGGCATAGCGAGGGGAACCCACCTATCTCATTTCTTTTTCTGACATGCAAGGGCAACAAGTTATTGCACCCTGTACTACAAATGATGTTAATCTACAATCAAACTACTGGGATTATGGCTGGTAGCTACACTGCCTGAGGATTGCTCCTATTGGTTAAGGCGGTAAATAGGATTGTAGACTTCGACTAGGACACAAAAAAGTCCCAGTCATGAGATACTATGAGCTGGGACTTAGTTTCAGGTATATAGGTTATATGCTCGCATTTGGTATCTCTTCAAATGTGAACACACAACCCTCTGAAATGTAGAGACATTATAGTCAGTATATTTATTCTGTCAAAAGAAAATAAAAACTCCCCATTTCTGGGGAGCTATTTTACTTCTTGAACAATCTCCGTGCATCGAGTATGTCTTGCTCACACTTCGGGTAGAAAGGAATAATGTACTTATTGCTTCCGATGATATGCCAGGAGTTTCGCTTATAGTTGTAGCGTATACCATAGTCATCCATCAAAATATGATGCTTTGTATTGTTATTCACCTTTCTAAATCCGAGAGATGGCAAATCCATAATTAGTATTTTACTTTTTGGACAGTACATGCTCCGCCTGGTTTTCCTGGTACATCTCACTTGATACAGTAATTCGTACCTGGTCGCTTCACACATCATGATCGAAATCTTTCATCCATCTCGTCGTGTACCTCATAGATTCCACGACAGCCTTCATCTCATTCGAGAATGACCTTATCTCGAAAGTTGACTCAGAGCTGTTTTCGTATATCAGCGGTGAGAGCCATTGTCTGTACGCCATTGCGAGCGAGAAAACAGAGGTCTACGCCACTTGCACCATGACAAGGGGCAGAATCATTCTGCTTCACATCTCCGAGGTCGTAGTGTGTGAAGTAGAACTTAGATTTTATGTCCTGCTGGTCGAGCGTTGCACAAAATCACCATTGCCTCTGGTTGCAGACTTTTCCACTCAATTCATTGACCCTTCCATCGACCATAGAAATATTATGTATTCCTTGCCATTTTTCAACATGAAGATGGATTCCAGTAGAGATTCAGCTATGGTTGGTCTCTCAGACTATTTTTCATGCCTTTATGATGTCTCATTTCTTTACTGTCGCTTTGGTGTGTCAGAAAACATAGCGTACATCGCCTGTTTTGAGTGCTACATAGTCTCCGAGTACCTTGTCTGTACCAACATAGGCTACCTCGTACTCTTCGTGCGTTCTAGGGGCATATACGACGAAAGTTTTTCCTACCTGACATGCTATATCGACTGCGAGGATACTTCCATTTCCTTTTTTCTGGTGTTCTCGTTCACCCTGAGTCATACGACAATCTGGAAGTCATAGGGATTCCTGGATAGTTGGTACTTCATCAGATTTGGCAAAATACGATACTGTGAGGAAAGCAAATACAGCAGCGATAAGGTATATCTTCGTGAAGAGCCATTGTTTTTGTTCTTCCTGGATGTCTTGTCGAGTTCGGACTACACGGACATTCGGTTTCGGGAGCAGATGATAAAATTTACGCATAATAAAGTTGGTTAAGAAGTGATTTTTCAGTTTCGGCGAGAGCAATAAAATTGTCCTCTAGTTGGTCGTTCCATCAGAGAGTGTGAGCAGAGCAAACAATTTCAGCTTGCTGCGATCTGTTGTCCCGGATAGATTCCCAGAGTTCGAGAGTTTTCATGCTTATTTATTAAAACATAATTTCTCGACCTTGATTTTACCCTTAGCAGGGACAAATACATCTACCGCACAGACCTGAGTCTCATTGCGATATGTATAGGAATACATTGTATCAGTCGTAGCGACCTTAGATATGGTAGTCGTGTATTTTGTACTCGCAAAGGAATACAAAGACGAAATGAGGAGGATGAGAGCAAGAGCTTTCATAAAGAGAGGGGTTATTGCAACCGATAAACTCGATTACAGACATATAATAAACTATTATTTTGTAGATTGCAAATATTTGAAAAATCCCTATTTCTAGGGATTGTTTCTGGATACAAATTGTGTTCAGTTTTGGATCTAGTAGATAATCCAGCACAAAGGCCGTACATATTTATTCAGGAGTAGCCATTCTCTTGTTGTTTTGAAATCATTGTAAAAGCCCTGTTCTGTCAGTTTGTACCACGAGTTATGGATATATTCTCAGTCTTTTCCTATCGAGTAGTGTACTGCGTGATTCATAGGAGAACCTTCTTCTATAGTGTTGAATTTTCAAGATTTTAGAGCTTTACTCCAGAGTCATACGGGAGCTACAGTCGAGATGATAATAGAATACTGATAGCGTAGAAGAGTATCGGTTTCCTTGCTGTTGAGCTGGAAAGACTTGAAGCGTACTCAATGGTCTTTTGCAAACTGTTGAGCTATTACAGAGGCACTTGCTACTCCTGTAGGTGTTATGTACTTCTTTGCCCAGTTTTCTATGTATTCGTTCGTTAGGAGCTTACCTGTGTTGTATGTATAGCATCCTGCTGCAGCAAAGGCAGTGCAAAATGGGTTCTTAAATTGGTCGTAGTTCCCAAGTATCCTGTGAGGATTCCCTGTCAGTTCTGGTACAGTCGAGAAGTACGCTCTGACCTTTTCTGGGAGAGTTTCGTAGTTTCGTACTCCGTTGATTATTTGGATTTGCATAGTTTTTTATTCAGATTGCTATAATCGACTCCCAGTAGCCCCGCTATTTCCCTTCTATACCATTCTCTGTCTCCGTCGGGATTGGTACTTATCCAAATCCCCTCCATTCTCCGAGCCTCTTCCAGAATCTTTTTAGTGATTCGTTTCATCCATGAGTGATAATATAATACAAGTATCGTATTGAGAATATGTAGCTGTTTTGCTGGGTTGTTTGAGATTGTACTTTTTGACGAATCTTTGCACTCGTGCATCTACATCGTTGGGAAGTGTAGCATATCCATAGAGCTTATGAAGTGGATACCACCGACTCTTGCACGGTTTTTCCTTTCATATATTTGGTTCTCAGTCTCCAAGTTGGTCGAATTGATACCATCATTTTATACCTCAGACAGTTCCGAATCGTTCAAATATGCCTACATGGCCGTATTCTACAGTTCAAATGGCAAACTTACTGAATACCGCATCTCATTCTTTAGGTTCTGTAGTTTTCACGAGTCCAGTTTTCTCGATATTCAGCCAGTAGTTGTAGGCTGTACCAAGAGTGGCTGTAACTATATAGCCTTTTACATCTCTGTAATACCCTTTGAATAGGTCAACACACTCAGGCCCATAGGCACTATCATAGTTGTAATATTTGCCGTTGTAGAGTGTTGTGAAGTCTGTATGATTCATATTACTTTTTTAGAATTACAACATGAGATTTTGGTATTCCCATTGTCTCTGCGATAAATTCAGGAGATTCATTCCTTTCTAGTCTCCTTTGGATTTCTTCTTGAGTGTTATTCATAGTAAAATGATAGTCAGTCTTTTAGGCTAGTATGTCCCATAGCGACTAGCTCGCTTTCGGTGTATTCTGGTTGGTCGAATAGACTACTCATGGATTGTTTCTTTATGACCTTCTAGAATTATCTCCATTGCACAAGCTTCAAATTGAGAGATAGTTTCCTCTACTTCTTCATGGTCGGTAGAGAGGTCTATCCTACCCATCCTAGCGAGTTCTTCATTGGTATAAGGTTCTGCTCTGTGTAGCCAAGCGAGTCTATCCATAGTGAGTTGGTTATGCAAATAGTATACGGACTAAACGAATATTACAAGATTTGGATCGGAGCTATTTCTGAGGCTTTTTGGTATCGTATTTCATTTTAGTATCCTTTACTTTCCCCTTCGCTCCTTTCGCCTTGCCTGCAATAATATCAGCGTAAAGAGAGTCTATCTTGTCGCTAGAGCCAAAGAATGCTTTGATATTCTGGATTATCTTGTCGAAGTACAATTTGAGTGTTCCAGTCACGCCTGTCCTTGTCTTAGCGTACTTGATGAAGTCCTCTGCAATCCTCTCTTCGACTTCTACATAGTCATCGAGTTTGTATTTCTTCTTTCCAGCCTCGAGCACATCGAGGTGTTCTACTTCGCTTGTGAAGGCATCGAGGTACTTATGGACTGCTTCGTGCATGTAAGTATCTTTTGCCTCTGCCTGTCCATCGAGGATTTTAATCATTCAGTCCTTGTACGAACCAAGAGCATCCTTATTTGAGAGAATCTGAGGAACTATATCCACACTGTCATCTCCGAATAGTTTGGTATTGAGTTTTTGGATCTCAGTGATCTGTTCTGGTGTGATTTTAGCACCGAGTTTGTCACCGAGAATACGGAATGCCTCCACATCTCCACCCATTTCAGGTTTGAGTTCTACTTCGTACCAGCTCACTCATTTGTCATCAGTGACGAGTTTTGCGTTGTACTTATTTTTGAGGTATCGGCCCATCTCCTTTTCGTAGAACTTGTAGATAGGGTTTGCCTGGTCTACTTTGCCTGATATGTCGAAGGTTTCTGAATATTCAAGACTCTTTTTTCTTGTTGATAAATTTTGTTCAGCAATTTCTCTACTAAATTCCTGTGAATCTACTACACCTGTTTCTGAATTTACAACTTCGTAATATTTTTTTCAGTTGAGTTCTTTTTCTTTTATCCCCCAAGCATTACTGCGATCAATTATTTTTTTCGGTACAGCCTTAAACTTCCCATCTCCGAGGACATCGGTGATGATCCAATCACGATTTTCACCTCAATTTGTCCTATTTGCAGGGTCAAAGATTTCTTTTCATACCTCTAAATATTTTTCTTCCAATTTTCTCATTCATCTGAAAGTATTATCATAGAAGTTCCAATTATTTGTTTCTCCCAACCCCTCAATCTTCATAGCCGTCTCTCCAGTAGGGAATTGTAGCTTTTTCTTGCCATCTCTTACTGCCTGTGCTACTTCTTCTCGTATCATGCGGAAGTGAGCTGTAGGGTCGTTGTATTGTCGTAATTTGTCTACATCTTTCTCTCTTGCAATCATTTCATCATACTGTTTTTTGAACATCTTTTCAGACGGAAATCATTTTGAATTTTCATATCTCTTTTTAATAACTTCTGGAGACTCTCTGAAAGCATCTTGAGTTGTACCCTCCTTCTCCAAATTCCCTTTCTGATACAAGTCACTCTGTACTTCTATGACTCTTCGAGTAGTGTCATCTGCCATGTCTTCGATACGAGTATGACCGAAGTATCTATCTATTCCACCCTCATCACCCATTGGACTTTCTCCAAAATGTATATCACCAACAGAAGTTTTGACTGGGCTCTCATAAATCCTCTCTGTGTAATCTGCTACATCTCATCTTATATCGTCAGGTAGTGCAATATTCTCGTATCTACTCAGAGTTTCGCCTTTCTTTATGTCTCAGAGTACAGTCAGCGGTAACAACTCAGCCTCAACTTTCTTCTTGAAATCAGCGACATTTACTTTGTCGCCTTCTCATTTTAGGAGTTCTCTGATGAGTTCCTTTTCTACTTGTTTTACATCACCTTGATTGGTCATGTTGTTGATAAACTCTTTAGAGACTGTTTCTCTATCACCTAGACCCTTCATAATCTTGGTGGTGAGTTGTGTTTTTTGTAGCTCCGCAGCTGTACGGAATTTCTCTTTGCCTTTGATAAATTCTTCTGGAGCAATACTTTCCTCTGGATTTCTCATTTCTATACCTCTCCCCTGTTCTTCGAGGGATTTCATCTCGGCATCAGTACCCATAGATTCACCTGCATCGAGTCATTTTGTATTCATATCATCGACATATTTATCGAGTATAA